TATGCGTAAGTTATACTAATAAGTAATAAGGAGAAAAACATGAGAAACGATTTCGGAACAAGACCTTATAAATCCAGATTCCCTTACAAAGCTGGGAAGAAAAAAGGTGGCTCTGTTAAAAAACAAGGCTACAAAGCAAGAGAAGATGAATCTCTAGGAATGCGTACTGGAAAAGAATCCACTAAGAAACAATCTATGAAAGATCGTAGAGATGAGTCTTATGGAAAATGGGGTAAACGTCCAAACCAAAAAATTAATAAGTAGGAATTATGGGTATATTCGGAATAGCAAAAAGAGGTTTTGGGTTGCTTGGTAAAAAAGGAAAAACTATTTCCTCTGTTAAACCGCAGGTTAAACCTACAGGAACTAAATCTTTAATAGATAAATATAAAAAAACAGTAGAGAATGTTAAATCTACTCCAGACGTTATTAAAAGGAAAACAAAAGCTGCTAAAGAAATTCATGGATTTGTTAAAAAACATGGTGGAACAAAAGCAGATGAAGCTGCTGGGGCTTCTATAAAAGGAAAAAAATAATGGGAGATATTTCAATAAAAGGTCATAGTCCGATTTTAAGACAACCTTTAGCTAAAGGTGGTAAAGCAGATAAAAACTGGATTCAAAAAGCAACAGCTTCAATTAAACGAAGAGGCACTAAAGGCAAATGTACACCGATTACTAAAAAAGGTTGTACAGGACGTGCTAAAGCTTTAGCTAAGACTTTTAAAAAAATGGCTAAGAAAAGGAAGGCTGCATAATGCCAATTAAAATAGTACCTGCTGAAAGAGGCAGAAGAAACACTCAAAGAGAAAATAGACTAGAAGAACTGGGTCGAGTAGATGCTGAAAAAGCATATACTAGAAAAGGCCAAAGAAATTTAAGACAAGAAAAAGATAGAATTAGAGATGAACTTAAAGATGGTGGCCGATTAGATAGTTTAAAGATGAACAAAAAAGGTCAACCTTTAACTAAACATATTAAAATGGCTAAAGGCGGTCACGTTAAATCTAGAGGTAAAGCTCTAAGAGGCGGAGGAGCAGAAATAAAATAATGGCTAAGAAAAAGAAAAAAAACAAAAAGAAGAAAAAAGCTAAGACTAAAAAACGTAAGAAGTAATGGCTACAAGAAATAAAACCAAGTTTAAAAACAACTGGTTTACTAAGCTTAAAAAACCTAAGGGTGTAAGTGAGTCTTATAATGGCTCTTATATCTCTGGAAAATTAGGTGGAGTAAAAGTTGGAAATGAAAGTTTAAAGAAGTATTATAGTAAAATAATAAATGGATCTGGAAAACCTAGTATATAAACTTCGTCGGGGTATTGAAAGACGCATCCAAGCGATGTCACTGTCCATCACTTCAGGTGGGGTTGACAACATGGAAACATATAAGTATATAATAGGACAGATAAACGCACTGGAATCAGTGAAACAGGAAATCTCTAACCTGCTAGATGAAAAGGAGCCTTATGACGCAAACAGAAACATCGTTGAAATCCCAAAAGGAAACTCAACAACCAAACCAAAAACCTAAAATTATTACACCTAACAAAGAATTAATCGGAGTAAAGAAATCCGAATCTAAAAAAGAAGTCACTAAAGATTCTACTAAATTACCACAACCTACGGGTTGGAGAATTATTGTTCTTCCATTCAAAATGGATGAGAAGACAAAAGGGGGAGTGCTAATGACAGAGAGTGCATTGGAGCGCCAACAAATTGGCTCTCAATGTGGACTTGTTTTAGCAATGGGACCACAATGTTATAAGGATACTGAGAGATATCCTACTGGTCCATGGTGCAAGGTCAACGATTGGGTTGTCTTTGCTAGATACGCGGGATCGCGTATTCAAATCGAAGGTGGGGAGATTCGTCTTCTTAATGATGACGAAATTTTGGCAACCGTGAAGGATCCAACAGATATCCTTCATGCATTTTAACATAGGAGGAAACTATGCCCACAGAGAATACTAATGAAAAACCATTAGAAAAAGAACAAAAGACTGTTCCTCTAGATACATCGGGACCAGGAGCTGAAGTAATTGTTCCTGAGGAAAAAGATGAATCGGAAGTAGACACTAAAGAAAAAGAGCCTACTGTCACAATGACGGAACCGGAACAAGAAACAGAGACCAAGCAAGAAGAACCAGAAACCGTTAAAGAAATAAAGAAGGAACAGAAACAAGAAGACTCTAAACTCGAAGAGTACAGTAAAGGAGTTCAATCAAGAATTTCTAAACTAACTCGAAAAATGCGTGAAGCAGAACGCCAAAGGGATTCTGCAACCGAATACGCAAGAGCTTTAGAAAACCAGCGTCAGGAAGATCAACGTAAATTTAGTAAGTTGGATACTGATTACTGGAAAAGATTTGAGACTAATGTCAAAACTGGCATGGAGTCGGCGCAACGAGAATTGGCCGGTGCTATTGAAAGTGGAGATGCGAAAGCTCAGGTCGAGGCAAACAAAAGAATTGCGACATTAGCGTTTGAGAATGCGAGAATGCAGCAACAAAAAGAAGGTAGAGAAGACGACGTCAAACTATCTGACGGTGGTAAATTACCGGAACAAGCTCCAAGAGATTTACCTTATCAACAGCCGAGTGATCCTCAAGCGGAATCCTGGGCAGCAAAGAACAGATGGTTCGGTCAAGACCGAGCTATGACCTTTACTGCTTTTGAGATCCACAAGGATTTGGTTGAAAAGGAAGGGTATGACCCTAAATCTAACGAGTACTATGAAGAAGTTGATAAAAGAATACGTGTTGACTTTCCTCATAAATTTGGTAAAAGTGAAACTATACAAACGACTAGACCCGTTCAGTCGGTGGCTTCTGCAAATCGAAGTGTAAAACCTGGTCGCAAAACTGTGAAACTCACACCTTCACAAGTCGCTATCGCGAAAAAATTAGGTGTGCCACTCGAAGACTACGCAAAACAATTAAAACTCACGAAGGAGGTATAGCGTATGAACAAAGAAACTAAGACAACTTCTCGTGCGAACCAAACACGGTCAAAAACTGAAAGACCAAAAGTGTGGGTTCCTCCATCTTCTCTAGATGCACCCCCTGCGCCTGATGGATTCAGGTACAGATGGATTAGAGCAGAATCTCTAGGATTCGACGATTCTAAGAATATTCAAGGCAGATTAAGATCTGGTTATGAATTAGTTAGAGCCGAAGAAGTAGAGAATGCTTCTGATTACCCAGTGTTAGACACTGGAAAATACAAGGGGGTAATTGGGGTTGGTGGCCTTTTGCTTGCAAAGGTACCTGAAGAGATCGCAGAAGCTCGTACCGCGTACATTAAAAGACGTACGGAAGGTATGAACGAAGCAGTAGACAACGATCTAATGAGGGAGCAGCATAAGAGTATGCCGATCAATATTGATCGACAATCTCGTGTAACCTTCGGTGGTACAAAGAAAAGTTAATTTTCTCGGGATAACAACCAATTCCCTATCACTGAATTTTTAATAAACCGTTCATAGGTAAAACTATGAACATTTAGGAGACGACAACTATGGCAAACCTACAAACACAAGGTTATGGTCTTAAAGCTATTGAAACGTTAGGTAATACACCTTCGACTCAAGGGCAATCTAAGTACCCGATCTTGTCTGGTTTAGGCGTGCGAATTCTTAAGAACGAACCAGTTGGACCTCAACATACAGATGGCGATGATTGCTACTTTCAAAGTTTAGCACCCGCTACTATGGATGATGGAAAAACTGGTGGAGCTGGCTGGGATGCTGATGCTTTAACTCCGTATCTTTGTGCTGGAGTTTCCAACGGCGTATTTTACGTTGATGGAACTAGCAAAAAGCCTACGTGGGCTAATTCAGTAGCTGCAAGTCAGACATTCGCAACTAACCCAAATACAGGTAACAGCGATGGAGTCGTATTCGTTAATGATAACCCATTTCAAGAGTATATGATAAGATCGGATGCAACTATGACAAGCGTTGCAACGTTCACATCTGACACTTTAGTAGTAAGAATGAACGTAAATAACGGTGGTTCTGGCTACGAAGGTCAGTCAACAGATACTCTGAATTATTCAACAACAACAAACAATGGCTATTTGTGGACTATGGTCCGTTCGGCAGAAGTGCCAGATCAGGAAGATGTAGCTGCACAAGGCTGTGACGTCGTTGTTGTAATGAGTCAATTGGGTAATCAATTTGTGGCAACAGGAGTATAAGGAGAATAAAACATGGCAATATCACGAGCGCAGTTAGTTAAAGAGCTTGAACCAGGTTTGAATGCCTTATTCGGACTGGAGTACAAGCGATACGAAAACCAACACGCTGAAATCTACAACGTAGAATCTTCTGACAGAGCTTTCGAAGAGGAAGTTATGTTATCAGGATTCGGAAACGCACAAGTAAAAGGCGAAGGTCAAGGTATATCATTTGATGATGCACAAGAAACCTTCACAGCTCGTTACACTCATGAGACAGTAGCTCTAGCATTTGCTATCACTGAAGAAGCTATCGAAGATAACCTCTACGACAGACTTGCTTCTAGATATACAAAAGCTTTGGCGAGATCCATGGCGAACGCTAAACAAGTTAAAGCAGCTTCCCCGTTAATCAACGGTCTTCCTTCAACGGATACTTTTGATTCTGGTGATGGTGTTTCTCTGTTTAACACGTCGCACACTACATTAAGTGGCTCATTTGCGAACACATTAACAACGCAAGCTGACTTAAATGAAACTTCATTGGAACAATCTCTAATTGATATTGGAGAAATGACTGATGAACGTGGACTTTTAATTGCAGCTAAAGGCGTTAAAATGATTGTTCCACCTGAAAACCAATTTAATGCAGAGAGATTGATGAAATCTCAAGGTAGAACTGGAACAGCTGACAATGATATCAATGCAGTAAACAGCATGGGAATGATTCCTCAAGGATACAGAGTGAATAATTACCTAACTGATGCTGATTCTTGGTACATTATTACTGACGTTCCTAACGGCATGAAAATGTTCGTTAGAACTCCATTGAATACAGCAATGGAAGGCGATTTCGATACTGGAAACGTTAGATACAAAGCTAGAGAAAGATACTCATTTGGAGTATCCGACCCTAGAGGTATCTT